GCAACGCCGTCATACAAATAACCGGTGTTGTCCTGTCGAACTACATTGTCCGTGGAGGGGGAATAAATACCGAACACAGGTTCGATAAAGGTGAGGTCTCTGCCGCCAGATATCCAGTTCTGTACTGGAATAGTGGTGGCAGTGGAGGTAGGTGCAACAAGCTGATTGAGAACAAATACAATGAGAGCTCCATTCTGAATGGATCTAATTCTTGCAATGTTGGCCGAAGTGGCTCCGGCTTCAATCAGGGAGGAATAGGATTGGTCGTCCAAATAACAATTTAGGTATGGGGTGTTACCCAGGTAAGGGATCTCAAATTCGAGAGTTGACGAATCTGTGATATCCCATAGAACCGAATAGTTGTTACCTATTTCGTTAATGGACAAGGTTTGGGAAGGATCATAATCAGGAAGGTAAGCTACCAATAGCCTACCGGCATGAAAAGGAGTTGCTACGGCGTCGAGCTTGTATTTGAGCGATCCCGCCCAATATTTAAACATGGACGCTACGTAGGCAGTAGGAGTGGGAGCGTAAACTCCAAAGGATTGGGTTTCTGCACCAGAGATCTGGTTGCATAGTCCGGGGTGAACAGGGATGATAGTGACAACTTTACCTACGGTATCAGTAGTAGACCACGACCACGCATTAAGCATGGCCGGCTTTGATGTTATGTAGGAAATGTCCATTTCATCCACTGGGGCTGGGAAGTATCGACCAGTCTGGTCCAATGCATAATCACTCGCCTGCGTTAAAGAAACGGCAGGTAGAGCTCCATCAGCATTGGCCCAGGCTGCTCGATTGTGGGAGACAATTTTGGTGGGGGCAGAAGCATCCAAAGGTTTCGAAAACCCGAATGCTGCTGCCGCCTTGGATACCCCTTTAGCAAAAGCTGCTACTGGGGAAGCCACGGCTGAGAGAAGAGGAAAGTTACCTAAGAACGAAGCCACCGCTGAAACGCGGTCCGCTGCCCGGGAAAACCGGTGTCGCTGGGCTAAGGCTTGTTCATTAGATTGAAATTTCTGGGGCTCACCATGAGTTCGTTCTGACGAAGACCGAGCTGCCACGGTAAGATTTCCAGTGAGAGCAAGGGCCTGGGTAGGAACATTGAGTTTTACGTTCTCTAACCAGGCTTGGATAGACAGAGTGACAGATGAGGTCGAGGCTGAGGAATTGAGAGGAGATAGAACATATAGTAGTAGTTGCCCACAACCATATTGTCCTATTGGGAGGTCATATGCTGCTAAAAGAGAAGCGAAAGGGATTCTAAATTCCACTGGGCTTGGTTTTGCTGGATCGTAAATTACTCCTTGCAGAGCTGTGTACGACTGGGGATAGCCTATTGAAATTCGAGAACCTCTCTCACCTCTGTACGGTTCGAAACAAACATAAAGTCTGCCTGATTGAAACTGAATTGGCGCGGCTTCAATCCTAAAAACTACATCGGCTTGCATAAATTGATTATACTGAAGTTTGCACTTCTTAATCGCTGAATAGGCTGGTAAAGCCTGTGGCAAGTCGTAGTAGGCCAGGATCGAATTGGCTGCGTTTGAGGAGGACCAGGTGATATTGTTCATAAATGCGGGTCTGCACAAGACTTCCTTGATATCTTCCGCTGCATGACTAATTGACATTAATTTGTCAGAGTCTGTGGTAAGGGAAGCTACATGGGAATCTGCGCGAGCATCCTCGGCATCTACAAAGGTTGTAAGTCCTACTGGTCTCTCTAGAGCAGAATCAGGTTCGCCCGCGGTGGGCATCATGTTTGCTGATCCTGTAGGAGCCGCTTGGACGTCTCGATAATTTTGGGTAAGTTGAGCTATAAGTTCTTGATAATTGAAGGTTGTCTAATCCGAATATCTACAACCATTAAATATCCGGTTACTGGGTCTTTAAATAAAATCTACTACAGCAATTCGACCAATAGGAAAGTAAAGAAACTAGAAGAAGAAAGATCACGAAGTAGAAGTTTTGTCTAGAAGGAGGTGTAGAATGACCTACACATTTCATCTGCGGTGATGATTGGGACTAGACGCCCAGTTTCGGTTAAAACCGCCGCTTGGAGTTGTTGTTGTAGGGATGTGTCAGGTTCGGAAATGGCCAGTTCTCTCATTGCAGTGATAACATTATCTACTGTGGCAGAGATCAAATCTGGCGATTTGGTAACCCAATTGCACATCTCTAGGCTTGAGGCTGTCGCAAGAGGAGCACGGTAAATACCGTGAATCTTCTTGAAGCCTCTCTTGAGAAAATTGACTTCCTCTATTGGTCGAGCGTGTGTTTCCACACCATCCTTGGCTGCGGGAGTAAAAATCATCCCGATCTCTGCAAGGGCTCTACCAATATTGGCGGAAGTGAATTCAGGAAAGGAGTCTGACACGGAAAAGACCACGTCATCACCATGTGTGAGAGTTCGTACGTGTTGTAAAAACTCCCCAGGAGAGGAGAGAGGATAAATCCTCCGCCAGGCATAGAAAAACGCAACCAAATTAACGCCGCTGTTGATAGCTGTGGTGCCAATCATACCAGAAGGTAAACTACCCTCCGAACGGTACACGACACCCCTAGAGCTATGAAATGCATGAATGCAAAATTCAGCTAAGCGCTCACGGATCACGTCTTCCTCACCAGTTCCACCATTGAGGAGGTACCAGTTGCGGATGGATTTGTAAACGGGAAGCAGGAAGCCAGAGGGTTGCGTCGAATCAAAAGACGAATAATCGCCGTCATCGACTTTATTAGATACCTCATGAAGCCAATCTGCCATCCGTTGCCAATCGCCACTCATAGGGTTGACGCCCGAAGTGCACGTATTTCGCACTTGGTTGACAATTAAGTGTCCAAAGAAAGCTCCGTAGTACTTGCGCAATAGCAACATAAAAGCCAACGGGGATGCTGAAAACATCCTTGTCTTGACCTTGTCGGGTCGGTTTATGTCAGCCTTTTCCATTGCCACACGCTCGTCCTTAAGAGAATCCTTAAAAATAGGCACATCCTTGATGTTACCTGTTCTAAATTGATCTTCCAAGTCTGCGATCATCCGGACCAAGTCATCGGATGGAGTGTAGTCTTCGGCTATCCAGAGTTTCTTCCCAGAGGCTCCTTTCTCTAAACATAGAGGAAGTCCTGCAGAAGTTGAACGATCGACCGGTTCCAATCCAGGAATGTCTTTTCCAGAGATAGCCTCATCCAATGTAAGAGTTCGAGCAATAATCGGTTTACCTGCACAATAGCGAGTAAGCACCGATAGAGCTTCATTCTGAAATCTCTCATTGATAATTGGGCGCCTCTTCTGGAATCCTCGCACACCTCTCTCCATGGGATCCAAGTTCTCTGTAGAACGCAAGATGGATGGACGAGTAATAGGTGCTGAGACCATTCCATGAATGGCGGACCGTCGGTGTTTGGTGACGGTCGGCTCGAAAGGAGTTGGGATGATGGCCAAAGGCTCATCGATGTAAGGATGAGGATCCACTTCCATCTGGAAGCGCTGATCACTAATGACAACCTCTACCTCAAATTCGGATTTGCTCTCAAGATCTTGTAAGATCTCTTGAGTTACTACTACTGAGGTACCAGATCCAGTTGAATTACCCATCATGTGGAAGCCAAAAACCTTTCGGTTTCTAGTGGGATCCACAGCCAAGAAGGGAGAGCCACAATCACCAGCAATGGTGTGCATGTGGTCATACCCTATCGTGGCCCTTACAGGGGTGATGGTGCCGTCTGGGAGCTCAATGGCTCGATCATGGAGTTCTGGGTGAGGTCCGTTAATGACCAACGGTTCGCCCTCTCTTCGCGTAACGATACGACCGGCAGGTAGATACTGAAAATTCAGGTCTCCATCCACGGCAATCAAGTTTAGCACGTCTGAAAAGGGGGATAGCGTCTTAGGAAATTGGACTAAGGAAATGTCGAGCTGTGGATGTCTTACTATCTTAAGATCTTCAGCCTTGAAAATCATCTTTGATGAGCCACCGCCACTAAAATAACGGGTAACACACCAATCATGATCAGCCAACATGGCCAACGCATGAGAATTGATCCAGGCTTTACGTCCTTGATAGAAGAAGATCTTCGAGAGTTGGACTGAGGAGTTCTTTACAGTAACATCGCAGAGGTTCCGCAAAAGCTTCTTAGCTATTCCGTCTGAATTCTGATCACCAGATCCCTGATATGACTGTGCTTTACGCTCTAGTTTATCGACCATCTTATCTATGATGGGAGCGAGCAAGTCGGGGAAAGTTTTGGCGACCGAGAGAATCTCAGGATCGGCTTCAGAAACAAGGCATAGTTCTTCGATGGATGTCTGTCCAGATTCCACTAAATGTTCGAAATAGCGCTTCACTCTTGCCTTAACTGTTATTGAGGCGTCCTCATTGTGAGATGCTAGGCATAACTGCCA